TCCAGGCGTTGGCGAACATGCGCAGTACGTGCAGATACACCGTCATGGCCGCGCTGTCGCCGAGCTTCGAGCCGACCTTCTTCGTCTCGCCCATCTTGTCGATCTTCGCCGCCTTGTAGCCGACGGGGATGGAGAGCGTGTACTCGACCGGCGTGATCACGGTCTTGAAGCCGCGCTTCATGCTGCCAGTGTTCAGGTTGCTGCCGTCGTATTCGGCCATCTCGCCGTATCCGCCGGAGCCGGTCAGCTCGTAGTCGATGCTCTTGGCATTCACCTCGCCCACGATGGGCGAGAGCTTATTGAGGCGGTCGGCGTAAGCAAAGTCGAACGCCTTGCCGACAAACTTGTAGTTGTCGCTCTTCCAGTTGCCTCCGAAAATATCAGGCATTTTCTCTTCCTCCTTCTTTAGGTCAGCGCATGGCCGATCGCCATGAGCTTGATGGTGCCGCGCTCGTAGTCGTGGCCGATGCAGCGCAGCTTCGTCGCGCCCACGGTCTTGAGCGTGATGCCGAGGCGCTTGTCGCCGAGACTCGCAACGCCGCCGATGGCAGCGCCGATCACGGGATAGACCTCGTACACGTCGCCCGCGCTCGGCGCGCCGCCGCTGGCCTTGGTCATCACCGTTCCGGTCTTGGCGTAGTCGGTAACGACGATCTGCGTGCCGAGCGCGTCGGTGTTCGTGCTGGACGCAGCCTTGCTCTTGAGCACAAGGACCGCGTTGTTGAATGCGTCGTCCGCGGCGGCCGCGTCCACGTCGCCGGTCTCCGGCACGATGGTCGTGGCGCTGCCCGAGGCGGCCTTGATCGTCGGCGCGGCGCACTCAAAGATGAGCGTCGGGTTGTCGCATACGAGGATCCACTTGCCGTTCGCGCGCAGATTGAGCGCGTCCTCCGTGCCGGAGTGGAACTCCGCGGCAATGCCGAGGATACCTCCGGTCTCCGCAGCGGCGGCCAGAACGACCTTGCCGCCGGAGAGCTTCACCACGGCGCCCGCGTCGATCACGGTCGCCGCGTCGATGGGATAGTTGCGGGCGGTCTGCAGTACGCTGCCGCCGTCCGCATTCTGTACAGGATGCATGATTCTTCTCCTTTCAGCGTTCCAAAAAGTCTTTGGCGGTCATTTTCAGGTGCGGGAACTCGCGGTTCCATTCGTCAAGCTCCCTCTGCTGGGCGGCCGTCAGCCCAGCCGATACGCCGCCTCCGCCCGCTCCCGTGGAGCGTTCGGCTTTCTTGGCGGACTTCTCCACCGCCTTCGCGGCGGCTTCCTCTCCCACAAGCTCCTGCCAGTCGGCATAGAGCTCGCTCAGCGGCTCTTTTCCGTACCGGCTGCCGCAGAACCTGCGGAACTTCGCGTTTCCGTCGAGCTTGGAGATATCCACGTCCGGGTGCTCCCGGACGAATGCCGCGGCGTCCTGGGCGATCCAGTCCTTCTGCCGCTCTGCCTCGGCGTCGGCCTTCTCCCGCTCGGCCCGCTCGCGCTTCTGTTTGCGGACGACCTCTTTTGCGTCCTCTTCCTCCTCCAGATCCTGCACGGTGCGCCCGCTCTCCGCCGCGGCCTTCTTGAGCCGCGCCTCGCGCGCCTTGTCGGCATAGCTCTCCAGCACGTCCAGCGAGTCGATCGCCCCGCCGCCGTCCGGATCGCTCAGCCCGAGCTTGGCAAGCGCGCTCTGGTAGCGCTCCTCGGCGCGTCGGAATCCGGCGGATTCTCCCGCCTTGCGCGCCGCCTGGTATCTGGCGTTCTCTTCCCGGCTCTGTCTGGCAGGTTCGGCGGCCTCCTGCTTCTTTTCGCCTGCGGTTTCCTCCGCTTCAGTGCCGGTCTCTGCGGTCACGACTCCGCCCTCCGAGCCCTCCTCCGGAGTTACGGCTTCCATGTTCTCGTCCATGTGGGTCCTTTCTGCGACTGTGCTGCCGTCGCCGCGATGTATTTTTCCTGCTGATTACAGGCTAACCCGAAATATCTGTCCGTGCTCGGCGACTTTTTTGTGAACTTTTCACGAATCGTCAAACCCATTGATACGGCAGGCGGTTTCAGCTTTGAAAAAAGCAAAACCGGAGCAGTTTCCCGCTCCGGTCGAAAAATTTCTGTGAAATATTACTCGTAGTATAATAGCTGATCGCAGCGCACTCTCGCCTCCCGCTCCGTCCTCCATCTCGCCTCGCCCTCCGGGAGAGGTGGCGCGGCGCTTGTGCCGTGCCGGAGAGGGTCACCACGCCTTCCTCGCCCTCTTCTGCCGCTTCATCTGATCGATGAGCTTCTCCCGCGGCTTTTCCGGCTCCGTGAGCACCGTCATCCGCTGCTGATGCCGCGCCGCGTAGGTGATCGCCGCGCCCATCACAAGGTCGTCGTGCTTCCCGGCGAGCGCCTCCGGCCGGTGGTCCTCGTTGTAGCAGAACGTCAGCATTTCCTCGAGCAGCTCCCGGTCGGTGAACCACTCCGGATGCGAGGAGAACACCTCCACCAGATTCGCAATGGCCCGCGGACGGCTCTGCCGGTCGGTGCGAAAGCCGTAGCTCTTCCTCATCTGCCGCGTGTAGGTGTCCTCCCGCTCGCGGCTGTACTGATTCGGGTACTCCATCTCCTGCAGCTTCATCACAGGGTAGGTGGAGAAGTTCGTCTCTATGGCGACGAGCGCATCGTTGTAGAACCTCCCGAGTGCAAAGATCTGCCGGACGTATTCCGGCTCGCTGTATTTCTGCCGCAGCTTCGCCACGATCCTCCCGCTCACGTTGTCGATGACGATGGCTGTGAAGTAGTCCGAGCCCTCACCCGCCGTGTCGCCGCCGAGCACATACGGAACGCCCTCCTCCGGCATCTCATAGAGCGTGATCGCGCCGGTCTCGCTCTCCGTCCACTCGCCGTCCGTAAACTCTCCGCGCCCGGCGGGTCCGGGCAGCCGTTCCAGCCGGAGTACGATCTGCTCGTTGTCGAATACGCCCGTGCCGCTGTGGAGAAACGCCTCGCCGGGAGAGGCGGGATACTCCTGCCGGAACATGTCCAGGCTCCCGCCGCAGTTGTTCGCAATGCACCAGCGCCGCCATTGCAGCTGCCCGTCCGTCAGCCGGTAGGCGGTCTTGAGATCCCGCTCCTCCGGCGTCCATTCCGTCCCCGGCACTACCGGCATCGAGTAGTCCGGGTTTTCAAACCACGCGAAGAACACCGGCTCAAAGTCGTTCTCCCCCGCAACGGCGGCGTCCCAGCGCTCCTTGAAGTCCTCAAAGCCGTTCGCCGTGCTCTCGATGACGACCATCGTGCCCGGCAGACTCGGCACGGCCTGTAAAATACCGGCAAGCGTGGAGGCTTTCCCGTCCGCGCCGTCCGGCCAGAAGGCGTACTCCGAAAGATGCACACATTGCAGCGTGTCGCTTCGTCCGATGCCGCGCCCGCCCGCCGTGGCGCAGCGGATCCGCGAGCGCAGTCCCGGCCTTGCCTCCCGCTCGCTGCGGAGCTTGGAGGGGTTCTCGAATACCAGCTCCTGCGCGTTCGAGGCGCGCAGCATCGGCTTCACCGGCGCGGGCAGCTCGTCGTAGAACAGCTTGCTCATCCGGAAAAGGTTTGCCGTTGCGTCCTCGCGGTGCGCAACGATCAGCGCGTTTACGTTCTTTCGCGTCGCGCAGGCGTGGAAGATCAAGCCCTCGGTGAGTGTGGAAAAGCCGAGCTGTCGGGCTTTCAGGATGATGAGCCGGACAGGTTTCCCGGCGTCCTGCTGTCGCTTCGCCACGGCGTAGAGCTTCTTCTGCGCGTCGTTCAGCCGGAACGGCACGACCGTCCCGCTCTTCGTCTTGATCTTCAGGCAGCCCTCAATGTAGTCCATAGCTATGCACGGGTTCACAGTTTTGAGCCCTCCTGCCTTGCGAGCCAGTCCTCAATGCTCTCGGCGGCGCTCTGCTCACCCTCGGCGAAGTCCATGTGCTCGGCAAGTTCATGCAGCGCACGTATCGCGCCGTTCGCGTCAAATTCCCAGAATCCGTTCGGCTCCTTCTGCCGCGTCTCCGGGTTCCATTCCAGCACCGGCGTCTTCTGTGTGCACCGCTCCACGATCTCCACCAGCCGCCGCCCGATCCACGCCTTCGATATGCCCATCTCGTCAAAGAGCTTCTTCTCCAGTTCCCGCCGGTACTCAATGACGCCCGGCATTTTGAGCGTCTTCGAGGCCGTCGAGGCCGCGCTCTTCGCGCTGTACCCCGCGGCGATGGCGGCGTCCGTAGCGTCTCCGCTCCGGAGATATTCCTGCACGAACTTCTTCTGCCGCGGTGTGATATCTCTTGCCATGTCTCTCCCTCCTCACATCGGCCAGTACGCCGCGTAGAAATTCCGGCGCAGCTCGTAGATCCGGCCCACCGGCACGCTCGTCTCGCGGCTCACCGTCTCCGGCGATTTGTTTTTCAACAGCACGGCAATGAGGGCACGCCCCTCGGCCTGCCCTGTCGCTGTGCGCTCTATCGTTTTCCGGATCTCGTCCTGCGCCGGCGGCGGCAGATTCCGGTACGCCTCCAAGAAAGCATGCACGATCCGCTGCTGCCATACCGCCCCGCAGCCCTTCATCGGTCGGAATTTCAATTCTTCGCCTCCTTTTTAGCCTCCCTTGTGCAAAGGGAGGTGGCGGCATCGCCGCCGGAGGGATTGTCGCCCCGGTTGACATTTGTTTTAACAGAACGCGCAGAGACGCGCGCGCCGTTGCCTTTTCTTTCCTTCTCCGGTCGAATATAGCGGACATACTCCGAGGTAAACCCGCTCTCGTAATCCCGTGTTTTATGTTGTTCACAGATGATCGCGTCTTTCGGGAGTTCGATCTTGCTGTTGATGTACACCGGCACCGGTTCCGTATAGACAGGCTTTTCTAACCCGCGGCTCGTGTGGTATTTCTTTTTCCCCGGTACGCCCTTGGCGTTTCGTATCATATACTCTGCAATCTTGACATGATCCTTCCGTCCGTCAAGACGGCGGTACGTCACCGCCTCCTGTGGCCAGAGAGCGCAGACGAGCTCATAGTCCGCCGCCGGCATGACGAGATGAAAATGTGGCCGGGCATCGTTTCCGTCCTCATCTTTCCGGCCTTGGGAGTAAACGAACTTGATGTTCGCCCCTTGTTCCTTCCGATACGACTCGCGGAGCTTTCGGAGGAACCGGTCGAACGCCGTTTGAGCGGTCTCCCAGTTTATTTCTTCCTTCCCCGGAAAAGTAAGGGTGAGCCACAGATCCCCCATCCGGAAATTGCAGTTGAGCACTCGGGTGAGTTTCTTTATGGCGTCCGTCTCGTTGCGTTTGATTTTTTCAATACTCGACTTTTTCGCCTTTGTTCCCCGCCGAACGCGCTGGCCGCCTCTCTTTGTCGGCATCCAGCCGCGGCGGATCTCCGTCACCGGTCCCGAAATGATCTTGTACTCCATGTAAGCCGTCACTCCTTTTCATCCTCCGTCCTAAAGATAGCCTTTTAACAGGTCCGCAAAAATTCGCGCACGCGCACGCGAATTATATAGGTATCGCCGTTCTTTTCTCCTGCCTCCCTCCCCGAGGGAGGTGTCAGCCAAAGGCTGACGGAGGGAGTCTTTCCGCCCTCATTTCCGCCGCCGTGCCCCGGCAGCAGAAATCAAAGCAAAAAAACACAGAAAAATTTTGTTTTTCCTCTTGACTTACCACCAATTCGGTGGTATTATAATAATCGTAAGGAACAGAAAATACAGAGGGGCAGCGCCCCGGAAAGGAACAAAAAAATGAAATTTGAAATCATCGACAACCGCGAGCTCGACCTCACCGGCAAAGGTTACAAATGGTCGAACGATCCGCTGCAGTTCGACCGCGAAGTTCTCGACGACATCCGCCGCACCCGCGGCGAGAATTACGCCGACAGTCTGAGCGACGATCTTTTCGACGGTTACTCCCCGATCTGCCGCGGCGACGACGGCGAGCTGTACTCCGTGCTTTTCGACTTCGGCGGCGACGCTCCGCGCCCGGTGTTCTGGTCCAGGGTGGAGGCAGCCAATGAGTGAGATCAAGGCGCTGCGTGAGTCAACAGGGCTCACGCAGCGTGCCTTTGCCGAGCTGCTCGGAATCCCGAAACGGAGCATCGAAAACTGGGAGAGCGAGGTCTCCAAGCCGCCGGAATACCTTGTGCGGCTGATCGCTTTTTTCCTCTCACACAAGGATGATGCACAATGCGGTTAATACGCTGCAAGAAATAATGTGCCGCCGCCCG